GGGTTTGGCAAGGCTTGATTTCTGATTCTACGGTTATCGATAAATCAATCACTAAGTTCAACAAATTTTCGCCTGATTTTTTGTGCATTTTAGCACAACACAAACAGGCCGTCAAGTTCCTCTTTCTTGCAGCCCCTCTTGTTTGTTCAATTTTACCAATACTCTTTTCTTCTCGCCCTTCCTTTCCAGCTATGCGCTCGCTCTCTTATATAATGGTTACTTTACTTTTCGTTATGCGGTCAGCCCCAGTTCCCGCAGGCATTGGCGGAACATGGTCGCCGCACTCTTATACCCGTGAATCTTCCGGGGGTAGTTGTTGATCCAGTTCTCCGTAGCTGCGATTTCTTCCTGGGTCACATTGGCAAAGTTCGTTCCTTTGGGATGACGCCTGCGAATCATGCCATTCACATTCTCATTGCTGCCCCGCTCCCAAGAGGAATACGGGTGGCAGTAGTACACCTTCGTCCGCTGGCCGTCGATCAGGCAGGAACGCTCGATCTCGTCCGCCATTGCGAACTCGGTTCCGTTGTCCACAGTGATGCTCTTATATATAGTGCCGAACTTCTCTGCGCCAAGCTTCCGTTCTATGGCATCCAGTGCCCGCACGGTCGTTTCCGCACGGCGGTTCGGAACGAGGATGATCTTCTCATTCCTGGTCTTGCGCTCGGTCAGCACCAGCAATGCCGCGGTGCTTTTCTTTTTGCCGGAGTATACCGTGTCCATTTCCCAGTGTCCAAATTCTTCCCGGCTCTGGATTTCTTCCGGGCGTTTATCAATGCTTTCTCCTGCCGGCGCACGGGCAGGTTCCTTCTTCTTCACCTTTTTATATTCGTTCTTATGTACGCCATGCCTGGGCAAAGCTACCTGTGTCAGGTTCAGAAACACGCCTTTCTTGATGTAGCTGTAAATGGTAGGAACGGAGATGTGGGTCTTGAATGTCCGTCCTTCTTCCATTGCATAGCCATACACTGCCGCCGGGGAGCAGTCTTTCTCTATAATAGTCTGTTCGATATAAGCTGCCAACTCATGGTCCTTTCCGATTTTAAGGTCCGGTCCTTTTTCTCGGAGGTTTGCTTGATACCTCTGTTCCGCTATATCTGGGCTGTACGTCGGGATCATCTCCCATGTTTTGCCGTCCAGCCTGTCATAGCTGCCCCGTTTTAGTTCCCGGTATACCGTCGAAGGATCAACACGCAACTTTTCCGCTATCTCTCGTGTCCTCATTCCTTCCTTTTTCCACTTCTCAATGCGAAGACGGTCCGTAAAGTTTAGGTGTTTGAACACTCTCACGCCCTGTTCCTCCTTTCAATTCTGGCGTTTCTTTGCATTTCAAGCGTAAAAGATACGATGTGCTGTTGTCAATATGCAGACTTTCCACATTTTTCACTGTTCCTTTGTGCAAAACTTCCAGGCAAAGAAAAAAGCCCCCGCCAGCAACCCTAAAACAGGCTGCCAGCGGGGGCAGATTGCCCCGCTTTTCCTACATCAATACCCCGCGTGGAACGCAGGGCTTCAGGAAAAGCAGAGCCGTGGTCTTATTACAGCTGGTTCTTGTACCGCTTCAAATCCTCGTCGGCTTTCAGTGCCGCTTTGGTGAAGCTGTTATTGAACCAAAAGCCGGGGATCGCCGCGGCGATGGTGAATCCAGCGGACACCAGCTGTTCAATGGTGCTGTTCTCAATGGGCAGGATGGGCTTTCCCATCGCAGAGAGCAGCTGGTTTGCCAGTGCCACCGTGAGGCAGATGGTGCGGGTAACAGTGCCGGCGGAAACAGTCTTCTCGGTGTAGATATGAGCGTTCATAATTCAGTTCTCCTTACTGTCCTGTTCGGACTTCTGCTTCAAAATTTCAATAGCCCCGGTCAACGCCTTGGGGATGGGAATACCCATCAGACCAGCGTTTTCGATGATCGACAAGGTTTCGTTTGCGATAAAGGCAATGACAACGGCGTCCCTGATAAAATTCGATCCCATCACCGTATCGAGGTGGCAAGCCACCAACACGATCAGCAGGGTCACTCCTTTACGGCACAGCCCTTTCCATCCTGCCCGAGATTCCAACGCACCGTTTTTGCTCTTGGGGCTGGCATGAAACACACCGGCGACCACCAGCCCCGTGACATAATCCACGGCCATAAAAAGAACCAGCGTGGAAAGTGCTGCATCCCATCCGCCGAACTGACTTGCGATCAGGCTTCCAACCAGTCCAATCATCCCGCACACTCCATTCTTTACTGCGTCACCCATCTGGATTTCACCTCCCGTACATCAACGTGAACGAAACCGTCCGTGTAGTACCGACCAATGCCGCCCTTGCCGGGCAGCAGAGTTTCAGCATAAGCGGCCAGTGCGTCAACCGAAACACCAGCGATCCAGATGTCAGCCGCTTTGCCATAAAGGTGCTGGCTGTGCTTGGATGCTTTCTTCTGCCTTGCGTTGTGGCTGGCGGTGCGGAAAGCACTATTGATATTCACCGCCTTACCGAAGTGATCCCGGATTTTCTGCAGCAGGGTCACAAGCTCGTCGTCGATAAAGATCGGGTCGCTGTGGTCCTTACACTGAAACTCCCGGACGTGAAAGTTCTTGCTCAGAGCTTTGCTCCCGTCCTTTGCATAGGAATAGGCTTTAATCGCCATCTTCAACATCTCCTTCCGGGCGCAGGTCTGCCCCGCACCCTCTCATGCAGCAATCCACCATCAACACGCCGAACTCGGCTCGTTCTGTGGCGGTGTCTGCTCCCATCGTTTCCAGCCTGTCCAGCAGGCTTTCGCAGAGGGTAGGCCAACTTTTATGCTGCATACGGTTCACCCACGATTTCCGCATACTCGTCGGCGGTGATCCAGCCTTTTTTGACGGACTTTGCCACGGTAGCCTTGCTCCAAATGCGGTGATCGTAGTAGCTTTTGACATCGGGGAACTTCTTGCTATGTTCAGTCATATCCATATCACATATCCTCCAGGTCAATATCGCTGTTCATGGCGATGTAATCAAGCTGTGCCCGTACCCGCATTTTGAACAGTTCATCTTCGGACAGTTCCCGCAGGATGAACCACCACTTGCCGTCCGGGTTATCGTGTGTAATCTGCACAAGCTCTGCATCATGCAGGACAGCCGGGTATGCGCACCCAGTCATATCTCCATCACTGGCGGAGATATGCACTTCCGACAAGTTGCCGTCGAACATATCTGCCGTGATCTCGGTCTCTGACTGGAAGTTGTTGCCGCCCAGCGTCAGGTTTTCGATCAATGTGCCATCAGCCAGCGCAACCGTCCATGTCCGTTCTTTTTCCATGTTGGCTCCTTCCCGAACAAGTCCTTATACAAGTTCGTCATATTGCGGATTTGCTGCCTGCTCATGTACTTGTAGTTGGCGCAAATCCATGATTTGTAAGAATTTTCGATTTCCTCATAGGTCATTATCCCGGCTTCCATTTTCCGCTTATAGGCTTTGAGCTTCCGCCGTTCTCTCGTGATAGCTTTTGGGCTGATCTTTCGGATGATCCGCCCATCTTCCTGCAAAGAATAAAGCACTTGCAAATGGCGATACTGGCCGGACAACTTGCAAACACGGGTTTTCTTTTCGTTGATGATGATACCCAGTTTTGCCGCCCACTGTCTTACCCCGGCCATTACCTCTTGCAAATGCTCTTTGCTTTTGTCGATGATGTAAAAATCGTCCGAATATCTTCCATAGCCTTTCACCGCACACACGATCTTGACGTAGTTATCAATGGGCACTGGGAGAAATATTCCTGTGTTTTGTGAAACTTGGTTTCCTATGTCCGCACCCTTTCTCAGCATTTTCTCGCCAGTCAGGGCGGATGCCGGAATGCCAACATTGAGCGTTGAACGCACCTTTTCATGGTACATTTTCTCGATTTCCTCATCTGAGAAACGAGAAGCGTCCAATTCAAAAGTGCGGAATGCCAGCCGCAGCTTGTCCATAACATCCGCCAGTTCTTCCGGGTCTTTGATTTCCCGTGCAAGGTACTGGCCGAACTGCGCCAATGCGATTTCATGTACAATGTTGTCATAGTAGCCGGAGAAGTCCGAGAAGCCGATGCAACCTTCATTGGTGCCCTCCCGCTCATAGTATTTTCGCAGCTGGATTTCAAAGCGGTGCCGATGAAAGGCAACGCCTTTTCCGACCTGCGAGGATGAATTGTCGTACTGTAAATATTTTTGAAGCAGCGGCGTGAGGTATTCGTCGCAGGTAATGTGGTTCACCGCCTTGTCTGCGGTTGCAGCACTCGTGATATACCGTGCGTGTCCTCTTTCTTTGATGCCAAATTTCAAGCCGGGTTCCGGCTTATATGTGCCGTCTTCCATAGCTTTCTGAATATGCGCAGTTTCGATCAGATGATTTATCTCGTACAACTGCGTTTTATATTTGAACATCGACGCTTTCATTGCTTTGGTTCCTGCTTCATGGATATAATTTGCATCTGTGTATTTACTCATATTTCCCTGAAATAAACTGTACAATAGCTCCATCGGTCGTAACCGGGAACGTCACAGTTAGTATTTATCGCAGATTTCCTACGAAAGGATGACCTTTCCTTTCACAGAGCCGCACCGGGCCTTGCCCTTTGTGTGGTTGTGAAATCCAAAAGCCCGGCGACGGGGCGGACACCAGCCTCATTCGAGGCGTTGTTGTAGTTGCAATTCCCGTTGTTGTTCGCGTTGGCGAAATAGGCTGCCGAGACAACGTACAAAAGTCACCCTATTGTGTTATTATTTTCCTTCCATCTGTTTGAAACGCTTTGCATCTGATTTCCGCAGAGCTTTAATTTTGTTCACCAGTTCCTCAATTTTCAGAGCCAGCTTCGTGAACTTGTTAAAATCCGCAGGCAGAGCCTCCGCTACATACTGCAATTCGTCCATCAGCATCCAGCAGGCGGCAATGGCCTTGTCGAGTTCCAGCCGTCGCGCGTCCAATTCCAGCTGGCAAGACGGCCAAATAGAATTTGCTGCACGGAGGTGGAGCGGAATGTCACGGGAAAGATCGTGCATCCGCTTTCGCTCCTGCTCGATCAGCCAAAGGTTGAAGTCTTGCTCCTGCTCCCGGATTTGTGCGACTGCCTTTTCTCGCTCCGGGCCTGCAGGGATGTACTTCGTCATGGCTTCGAGGTGTTTTTCAAACTTTGTCCTGCTATACCCAAAGGTGCGGGCAAGTTCCGTCGTAACCTCTTTGCTGATCTCAAGCGCAAGGTGGTGCGCTTCCAGTCTGGAAGGTGTTCGTTTGTGTACTGGTACAGACGTTTTCTTTCACTTCCTGTCCTGCTCTCAATCCCACGGTACAAGCCCGTGGGATGTTCGATCAGCCGATCAGCCCGGCGACGGGGCGGACACCAGCCTCATTCGAGGCGTAGCTGGAGGCGCAATTCCCGTCGTTGGCCGCGTTGGCGAACGAGGCCGCCGAGACAACGTCTCGCAGCCAGCACCAATAACTACGGGTGAAGCTCAACCACGGTGCCAGCCGGAACAACGGCAGTTGGGATTTGGAGATCGTGTAGTTGTTCGGGATGTTGGTGCCGTCAGAAGCGGGTGCAAAAATGTGGCTGCCATACATCATGTTCTCATTGGGAAGCTCCACCGTGCTGTCGTACCAGGTGCCGCCGGACGGTCTGCCGTTGGACACGGCGTTCGTCAGATGCTCACGGTGGTTCAGGATATGGGCAGAGCCAAATGCAGAATTGAAGGTTGTTTTTGCCTGCGTCAGGCCATTCTTGTACATATCGCTGCCAACATAGCCGCCCTCGGTCGTGTTGCTGGCGTTCATGTGGTAGGTATACAGGTGGTTGCGAGGGATGATGACAACATGGTGCGTGGTGCAGGCTGTGTCGCCGCACTGATACCAGTAGTCAAAGCCAGCAACGAGGTAGTCTACGCCTCCGATCTGCCAGTAATCGCCGAGGTAAATGTCCTTGAACGTACCAGCTTTGATAGCCGCGGCCTGCTCTGCGGTCAGGCTGCTGCCAAGGTTCTTTCCGCGATAGATCATGTTGTGAGTGGCAGCATTGTCCATGATGCTGACAGTCTCACCGCCGCCGGGCATAACCAGCGGGCCAGTCAGCGTACCGCCAGTCAGGGGCAAATAGGCCTGCTGCGCTTCCTTTTGCAAATCCTCTTTGGCTTTGTCGATTTTGGTATTGACCTGTGCGACCTTCTCATTCACCATTTTCACGGACGCAACCGCACTCGGGTCCACAGTGACCTTGATGTTGGCGACATTGGAAATTGCCATGACACCAAACAACTCGATCACGAAGTCACTGTTTTCGGTGTGCGACGGGATCTCTACGCCGCGGCCATCCTGCATGATAAAGAGCAGCGTTTCATCGCCGTCGGTCAGCTTTGCGTATACACCGACCTGATGCAGGATATAGCCCGCTTCCACATCACCGTTCGTGATCTGGATTTTGATGCGCTTGCCAGCATCGTTGCCGGTGCTGTCGCTTGCATCTTCGATGCCGAGGATTTTAAGGGTCTGCTTTTCCTCCTGCACATCGGTGAGGGCTGCCAGCGAAGCTTCCTCCGTGGTGCCGGAGCCGCCCACGGCCTTGGTGATCGTCATCGTTGCGCCGGACAAGACCTCAGACATCATATCCGTGCCGACGGTTGTAAAGACAGATTTGTTCCAACTCATGTATTCATGCCTCCAATTCTGACTTCAATTTGCTGCCTGTATGCAGCAATGCCCGCCGGAGCCAAGGTTGTTGCCTTGTGATCCGCCGGGCGAATATTTCCTTCGATGTAGGCTGTCATCTGCATCCGTATAGCAGCGCAGCCCACCGGGGCGTATGTGGCAGCCTTGTGGTCCTTCGGCCGCAGGATTCCGATGATCTTCGTCGATTCCTGCTGCCGGGTGCCCCACACTCCTGCCTTTGCGTAGGTCGTGGACAGCAATTCACGGGGGCGCAGGGTGCCAGCGATGGGCACGGCCACACGCTGGGTTGTGCCGTGGTAGCCAGCTCCGACGTAGGCTGTGGTCGTATTGTTGAAGATCAGGTAGCTGATCCCTTCCAGGTGCGCCGTACAGCGGCGGGCATATCCCAGCAGGTCTTCCATTCTCTTGATGGTGTAGTAGGAGATGTCGGCGTTCTCCGTGATGTTGACACGGAGCCGCCAGTGCCCCGGCGTTCCGCCGTAGTCGTACCACTCCACGATCTCCGAGTTGGGATAGATTGCTGAGATTGCCTGCTTCACCGCCCATTCAGTGCCGCAGTACCGCCGCACCTCCATGGCCGTCTTGATTACCCGGCGTTTTGTTTCCACCGGGTAATCATCCCGATACCAGTCCACCTTGAACTGAACCGCCAGAGCATCCAGCAGGTCTTCCGGCAAAGAATCTATTGCGGTGTAGACGTGGATGCGCTCGATGACTTTCAGTTCTTTTTTCAGCCGCTCCCGATATACTGCGTCAATGACCTTAACCCAGTGCTGCTCTGCAATGCCGGGCGGCAGACCTTCCAAAAGGCCGGTATCACCGATCTTAATCATCTTCGATACCTCCGTAGGTGATCTTGCACTCCGTCACCTTCGACACCTGGATTTTGGACACCACGGTATCAACCGGGGCAGTCAGCCGCGGGCGTTTCGCCCCGGCCTCCCGCACCCGCATGATGAGTTCCGCCGGGTCGATGTCCAAGCCGATTTTTCTTTGCCAGGTCTTGTATTCCTCCACTGCTTTCTCTACGTTCTCCTGGATCAGTCCTGCATTTTTGACATTGCTGGATGCGATGTAATAGGTCAGGTTGATGCTGTACGGCACTTCCTCCGGGGGAACGCCGACCACAAGATCACCCATCGGCTTCTTTATGTCTGCAAAGTAGCGTTCCAGCTCTCGGCATTCTTCCTTCGTCGGAAGCCGGCCATCTTTCAGCAGGAAATAGATATAGACCGTGTACCCATCCTCGCAGATAGGCTTTGCGGCGGTGACGTCGCTGCGCCAGCTTCGGGCAAAGTATTCATACAGATCGACCGGGCCAGCCACGGACACATTGGACGGCGCAATGTAGGCACGTTCTGTCAGGGAATCGTCGTCCTCTTTTTCCACGCCGCCGCTGGTTACGGAGGTATTCTCCACCGATGCCACATACGGGATCGGGTCAACCAGCACGTTGATCTCGCCAATGGCAACGCCCGTGCTGTCTGCGCCGGCATCTACCGCCACCGCCGGAACATCCACGGTCAACTCGCCAGCCGGAATCTCTGCATACTCGCTCGTGATGAAATACCGTTTGTCCGCCGTCCGGGTCTGCGTTCCTTCCGGGATGATCGTTGCGCTTGTCCGGGCAGCGGCCAGCGTGAACCGTAACACCGTGGTTGCATATCCAGCCTGCAGGCGTTCCGTTCCCACGAAAGGAACGAGGTTGTCCAGGTTTGCCCCGGTGCTTGTGGGCAGAAGTTCCGCTTTCAGAGCGTTCGTGGCATACTCGATTGTGTGATGGGATCGGTGCGCCAGTGTAAGCAGGACAAGCCGCGCCTCATTGCACCGTGCCAACGGGGTGCTTTCTGTTCCGTCAAGCTCCTTGTCGAACTTCGCATACAGAGCCTTGCAGTCTTCAATGGCTTCTTCCAGCGTTTCAGCACCTTCAACTTCAATGTCGGGGAGATTTTCAAAAGCCTTGATCTTAGACAAGTTCGTACACCACCTTCGGGATCACTTCGCCGCGGACGACATCGCTTTCCTGCCAGTCAACCCGCACCACCCGTGCCCGCGGCTCAAACTCTGCTGTCTTCTCGGTCACTTCCCGGACATACAGAGCCTTTGCCACTTCGATGGGCTTATCAAGAAAAACGCCCTGGTCGATACCAAGGCTGCGGTCACCCTCCTGGCTTCCAAGAGGGGTGGAGTACAGTGTGCGCAGGCACCGCGCAACATCCTGTATTTCCTCCTGCGTTGCGCTGTCTTCGGACAGGGCAAGCATCGTGTTGCTGATGTCGATCATACATACTCCTTTATTGTCAGGCTCACCTTGCACTGTACCAGCAGGCCGTGTTTTATCACGGCATCCCAGCTTTCACTTACATCGGTGATTCTGAATCGGTTTTCTGACAGCGGGGCAAAGCCGATGATGAAGTAGTGAACCTCACCGTCTTCCGCCATCTGCGTCAAGCGTTTCAGCATCTTGCGCGGATTCACGCCATGGGCGGCATCCAGCAGAATATCGCAGGTGTACTCCTTGAGCTTCGGGCCGACGTACTCCGGCTTCGCCTTGCCGTTGATGACCTTATGCTCAACCCACTCTGCGCCGGTGCTACCCTTGAAGTTGGAGAGGGTCAGCGTCCGCAGGTGCCCCACGGAGAAAATCACATCTCCGAAAATGCCAACATACATTTCCGCACCTCCTTACGTCGGTGGGCTGGTCTGATTGCCCAGGTTGCCCGTGTGCGTGTGGTTCACCAAAGACTTGCCAGACACTACCACGTCGCCACCGCCGCCGGTGATGTTCACCGTTCCGGCACTGGCCGTGATCGTGCTGGCGGACAGTTCCAGCGTTCCGGCAGCCTTGATGGTGATTCCCGCCGGGGAGTTTACCGTCACGGCTCCGCTTTCGCTGATCGTAACGGTTGCGCCGCCCACCTTGATTTCCAGGCTCTTTGCTTCGAGAATGTGCTTCCCGTCCACATGGTCCGTCAGTTCTTTTGCGTTTGCATCAAACTTTCGGTATGCTTGTCCATCCTTGTTGGAGAACTCCTTTCGGTAGATGCCCTTCTTGCCCTCCGCCGGTTTGATTTTCTCGTTCCAGATCGTGCCCACCACCACCGCATCTTCCGGGCTATCCCCGGGGTGCAGCACAAGCACCATATCTTCCACTTCCGGCGTTCGATACTCCCGGTTGGAGAGAAACGGCACCATCTCGGTCACGGTATCGTCACGATCCGGGTAGTGAATCTCGCAAAGGCCGTTCTCGTAGTCGATGGAACTCACATAGCCCACTCTAACTTCGCTCATGCAAATTCCTCCTGTTCCACCTTGCTGGCCTTGACCTGGGTTTTATATCCGCCGGATGGCGAATAGCTATGTTCCATCTCGTCAATGAAGTATTTCCCGGCCATTTTCCCGAAGCCCACCACGTTGATGCACTGCGCCGATGCTCCCACCGGGTAGCCCGGAATCGTGAAGCTGATGGTCGTTGCGCCGTGGTTGGCGTTTTTGAGCTTGGCGATCAGCCGGGCTTTTGCGTCTGCCTCACTGCTCACCTTGCCGGAAAGTTTCAGCTGCCGTTCCTCGGTGCCCACCTTGACGTTGATATTGATTTTCTTGGTCTTGTTGGTATAGGTGTACACGCCGCCGGTGTAGGTGCCCGTCAACTTGGTACTCCACTTGAAGCTGCCCCGCTCCACGCACAGCGCGGTCGGATTCCCGGGCGGAGCCGCCTCGTATACCGTCCAGACCGCATCCTTCGCTTTGTACTTCTCCCGGTCATAGACCCACAGCTTTGCAGCGTAGACCTTGATAACCAGGGCATAGGTGTCGCAGAGGTCCTGCAGGAATGAACTGTCGGTGGCATCCTGTTCCTTAGCGTCAATGTCGTGGTCGTCGCCGTCGAACTCAAAATCCAGCCCGTACCGCCCGGCAATGGTTTCCGCAATTTTCTTCACGCTGGTCTTTTTCCAGGTGAAGGTGCGGTTCCGTTCACTGAAACTGGTATCGTTCGGCTTTGCCACGCCGCCCATTGTCAGGGTGTCCGGGGTGCTGGAAAAGCTCATGTCGTCCAGCACAAATGCGCCGCATTCGGCACTGTAATCCCGGTAGCCGCTGCTCACCCCTCCAATGTTCCAGTCCTTGACTACGATGGTCGGGTAGAGTTTCACGCCCTTTTCCGGCATCCAGTCATTCTTCCACTTGTCGGCTTTGGCATTCACCGTAATACTCACGCTGTCGCTCTGCGATGCTGCGGCATCTGTATACCGAAAACTTTCAATGTCAGGTGCGATCTCTGCCGAAACGTCTTTGTTTTCATATTTCAGCAGGATCGTTGCCTGACGGCCTTTGGGTCTCGCTATTGCAAACACCATGCTCATGCCCCCGCTTTCCACGGCGGCAGGGTGCCGCTCTTTTCAGCCGGGAGAGCCGGTGTTGACAACACCAGCCCGGAATCGAACCGGGTAAATTCGATATACTCAGGATTGGCCTGCATCAGCCAGTCAGCTTTCAACTCGCTGCCGTACACGGTGTAGGCGATCTGATCCCAGGTGTCGCCGGACTTCGTTGTGTACTCAAGTGCCATAATCCATACGCTTCCTTTCCCGTTCGTACTTCTCCACATACTCACAGAACCGCTCGTACCCGTCATCCATGAGAGAACGCAGGTCTTCCGGGCCCATGCTTCCGTAGATGATGAAGTTCGGAGCGTAAACGTAGGTGTTTCCGCTGGAACTGGTATAGCTTCGCTGATAGCCTCCCGTTCCGCCGGGCTGCCCGGAGCCGGAGTTTGTGCCATTGTCGCCCGTGATGGACGGCACTTCCACCTCCTGCTGGTGATCCCGCAGGTTTTCCAGCATGGCAAGGTTCTGCCGCGTCAAGGCCGCATCGCCCGCCGTCGGGAAGAAGGTGAGGTTGCTCAGATCGTAACCGTCCAAATCAGACAGCCGCTCAAGCTGCGCCTGCGCCACATCTGCCCTTCGAGCAAAGCTCAATGCCTGCTGCACTCTGGAATTATCCAGCACCTTCTGCGCCGTTGCGTTGCCCGATGCCGCTGCACCTTCCAGTGCATCCGCCGCATAGTTGGCAAGTTCCGTCGTGCGCCGGAACGCCACACCGAAGTCAGAGCCTTGGATCATAGCCGACGCAATGGGAACGCCCAGCATCTTGCCAGCCTGCATCCATGTGTCGATGTTCTGCTCACGCTGAGAGCGGCGGAAACTGATGATTGCTTCGGTGCCTGCTTCGCCAGCCAGAGACGGCCCATTGGTAAAGCCGCCGTCCGCAAACTTCGGCAGGGTCACTTCGGTCAGGTTGAAGCCGAACTGCTTTCCGCCCAGAGCGGGCACCCAATCGGGAACCGTGAAGTTGATCTTGTTCAGTGTGCGGATAATGGCGTTCACCACGTTCACCACAACGCCGACAATGTCCTTCACCAGCCCGATGATGCCCAGTACCACAGGCTCCGCCACCGGCAGCAGCTTACCGATCACGTCAATTACCGTCTTGATGGCATTCACAAGAACTGTGCCCACCAGACTGACGACGGTAGAAAGCAGCGGCATGACCGCCGGGATGCCCTGGTTCACAACAAAGCCGAACACCTCAACCAGCAGCGGTTTGATGTGGTTCGCACCGAGGTCTACGATCTGGCTGAATACCCCCGCAAAGGACTGGATCAGCGGCATGACCGTCTGGATGGCAGGCATTGCCGCCGAGAACACGTCGCCCAGATTCAGGCCGCCGATGTTGAAGCCAGACAATTTCTGCTGAATGCTCTGTAGCCCTTCCGGGGTAGTGAGCTGGTCGAAAACCTGCTTGATCGTGTCTCCAATGCCAGAGATTTTCCCGGTGAACGCATCAAAGACGGCAAGGCCACCCTCGCCAAATATCTGGCCGACGATGTTCCGCACATCTTCAAAATGGTCGCCCAGCAGGGAGACCACCGCCACCATAGTTCCAAGGCTTGTAATCGCCGGGCCAAAGGTTCCAAGCAGTGACATAAAGCCACCGCCCAGTTTTCCGAAAATACCCAGCGTCTTCATCCCTGCTCCCGGCAGATTTAGGCCGTTTTTTCCAAATGCAGCACTCAATCCCGCCCCAAAGAAGCCTCTGATTGTCGGATTTTTGGAGTTCACCACCGCTTTCATTGCGTTTTGCGCATTGGTCGGGATGTTCGCCACGTTGTTGATGTAGCCAGCCGCCCCGAAGATTTTCCCAGCAACAGCCTGCATCGGCTTCTTCTTTCCGCTCGTCAACGCATCCGAGTTCAAAGCACCGATCACGCCGCCCGCCAAAGAACTCAGCCGTCCGGCAATGCCGCCCTGTCCAGAGCTGTTTGCCATCCATGCGCCCATCTTTGCCGATTTCAGGATATTTCCTCGGTTGCTCCACAGCCACTTTCCGCCGGAAACGGTGTTCTGGAAAAGGCTGGTCGGACTGAGTAGCCCCATCAGGTTGCCGACGGTGATCCCTCCGAATCGTCCGCCGGGTGCGCCGCTGGCCTTGCCGCCCAGCGTCAGGTTCTTCACCACGCTCAGCGCAGTGCTTCCCGCGCTGTATGCAGTAGGAGCCATGCTCATAGCGGCCAGCGTTGCCAGAATTGCACCGATTGCGCCTGCGGCTTCTGGGCCGTGGTCGGTCAGGTAGTCAATACCCTGCTGAATCCATGGCAATGCTCCCTGTACCGCCCCGCCGATGCCTTCAACTGCCGTGCGCAGCAGGGGCAGGATGGAGTTTGCCAGATTGGACAGGTCGGGCAAGTTTTCGTCGATGCCCTTGTAGATGTCCAGCTGCAACCGGGTCAATTCTTTCTGCGCCGGCAGGAAAGAATCGCCGAGGTCCTGCATCAGCACCGTCTTGGCATTATCCCGCATGGTGCGCAGGCTTTCTTCCGTTCCCGTGTTGATAGCAAACTCTCGCTCCATACTGCCGGAGTAAGCAGATTCATCGCTCACTTCGGACAGCGTTTTCATCAGCAGGTCAAGGTTGTTTGTGACCTTTGCGCCACCTTCAACCGCCCATTGGTTAAACAGCGTATTCAGTGCGGCAATTTTCCGTTCGTCCGGCAGCTGGTTGATGGCTCCGAAGACCTTCATCAAGGTTCCCGTTCCGTCTTTCTGCATGGAGGATGCAATGCCCGTGGCCGTGAATCCCAGTTCCTCCCACATTTCATGTTGTGCTTTGGTTGCGCTGCTTCCCTTGGAGATGTTGGTATAGATTCTGGAAATCGTGGTGCCCGTGCGTTCCGTATCAACGCCTGTTGCCTGCATCGCCGTCGCAATGGCCGCCGTGGTCGAGGGATCAACACCGGCAAGCTGACCGATGGAAGCCGATTTGTTCACACTGGATGCAATTTCCGCCGCCGTGGTTGCGTTATTTGCGCCCAAATAGTTAATCTGATTCATCAGCCGCATAACATCGTCGTGGGAGTAGTTGACCTTATTGCCGTCAGCATCTCTCTTTGTGAAAGACGCTTCCCACTTCGCCATGTAGTCACCGGCGGTCTGATCGTCCAAATCCATTGCCGTGGCTGCCACAGCGGTATCGCGGAGGATGCCAGTCTTGGTTTGCTCAGTCACGTCCTTGCCAGACTGACCCAGCGCAGCACTCATAGTCGTAAGCTGCTCTGTGGTGCGGGGGATGTCCATACTAAGCCGCTGGATGTAGTTCTCCATATCGGAGTAGTTCTGCTTGAACGTCTTTCCGTTGTCAGCTATCGCATCGGACACCTTGCCGCTTGCATCTGCCAGACCATTCACATAGCGCACGACCGGGGCCATCTGCGCTTCCAGCTTGGATGCCTCGTTCGTCACCCGCTTCATGCCTACCAACACACTGCCTGTCAGCGTAGCGGCCAGCCCAAGTCCTGCCTTGCCGATGACACCTATCGTGTTGGCTACCGTACTCGCAAGAGAGTTGGTTGTCCGTAGCCCGCCCGTCAGGGAACCAGTCAGCCCCTTCACCTGGCTTATGCTTTTCGCCAGAGAAGGATCGACCTTGCCCATAATGCGGATGCTGAGGTCTAACGCGCCATTTCCTGCCATACCTCGGACACCTCCTCACACAGCTGGATCAATTCTTTCCGCGGCATGGAAAGATAGTCGGTCATGTTAGAGTGCGTGGCAATAGACAGCTGAATTGCCGCCCGGCGCAGAGCCTTGGCTCCACCCTTTACTCGAAAAAATCCGCATCCACGGCATCACGCAGTTTTGCCGCCTCGCACAGGGGCAGACCCGTGAAATAGTCCACCGGGTAGCCGGTGCCCATGCTGGCGATGATGCACACATAGGCATAGTTGTGCCCGGTGTTCACCGGGGTAAAGCCATAACCCGCCAGGCGATTTTCCGCCATGGATTCACTCATGGTGTTCAGTTCACCTACGCCGGACAGATCGACGCTCTCAAAGGTTTTGCCTTTGATGTCGGCTTTTTCCTCACCGTTGTAGGTGTAGGGCGCGTCGAACTTGACGATATGCTTGGCGGGGTCGCTCTTGGTCTTGGCGTTCAGGCTCAGCAGGATCGCCGTCTGCACCTGCTTGATCTTGGCGCGTGGCATGAGCTTGAAGAACTCAACGGGCTTGCCGCTGGCCTTGGTCGCCATCTCCTGTGCAAAGGACGTGGTTGCTTCCAGTGCAGCCAGAGAAGCAAGCTCGTTGGCGAGGCTCTTCTGGATGTCGATCATATCCTGGATCGTCAGCTTATCCATGCCGGAGAGGTCAACCTCGGTGTACTCGGTGCCCTCGAAGCTGTACGGTTTTGCGAACTTAACGATATTGCCCATCTTGATGTTCCTTTCTCTAAAAAGAATCAGCCGCCCCACAGTGGAGCGGCTGAATTTCCAACTTATCAGATCAGCGCGTTTACTTCGGCGAGGATGTCCTCACCATCAACATAGTAGCGACCAGCGTACTTGTCGATGTCGATGACGGTCACGCCGTCGATCTCGACAAGATAGCGGGTCACTTCCAGCGTAGTGGAACTGTCCATGGTGGATGCCCGCTTCAGCTTGCCGGGGTCAAGCTCTTTCGGCTTGCCGCCCAGCACAATGCGCAGGCCCTTGTAAGTATAGCCGCCGTCTTTGTCTTCGTTCTGCATAGCAGCACGAAGGGTAATCTGCACAGAGCGGCCGGGATGCAGCATCTTGGTGGCATAGCTGTACAGCGTGTTCCAGGTCAGGGTGGCTTCCATGCTCTCAAACTGACCCGGCACAGGGCTGTCAACATCGCCGCCGATACCCATGCCGTTGACGGTGGTGGTCTTGTTTTTGATCTTGGGCAGCGTGACTTCATCTGCCAAGCCGATCATCTTGTCGTCCCCGGTGTAGGCATTGTAGTTATTAACGACCTGGGGGACGAGGTTGCTCGAAATATTCAGGCTCATCGTTCATATCCTCCTATCACAGATTCAGGGCAGTAACGAGCGAGGATGCCTCATACTCCATCGTGACATTCACCTGTTTCAGAGGCGGGAACGGAGTGCAGTAGAGGTAGAAGTGGTAGTGACCCGCTACCAGTTCCGCAGCGGTGTTTTTCTCGGTGTCAGCTACCATGCGATAGCTTGCGCAGGCTTCCTCGGAAACGTACTTGCTGCCCTTCATGTTCTCGCTGTCAATGATGGACTGCAGCCGCTTGGGGTTCATGGGCTTGTCCAACTTGCTCATGTTGTCCAGAACAAAGCTGGTCCATGCGTAGTTGAAGAAGCGGCGGATGCACAGGAACATATCCTTCGGGTCGGTGTTTTTCGGGTAGGCCGCAGTTTCATTGCCCCAAATTACAAAGTCGGTGCCGGAGCGGATGAAGGTTGCAATGCCCAAGTCGTTCAGGAAGGTGCCCTGTTCCTGATCCATCAGCACTTCCGTGCCGTCTTCCAGACAGGCGGCAGAGATGGGAATTGTGACATTAGAAGGGCTTGCAACGGGGCGGTCGCCGTTCTGACTGTCGTTGTACACGGTCGCCGCTGCCGCCATGGAACTGCCGCTGTACACGGTTTCGCCAACCTTGACGTACAGCCACAGGGCGTACGCCTCGCGGGAGGTCGCCGTCTGCTTCGTCTTCTGCTCCGCAACATCGGTGTACTTCTGTGTGCCGTCAGCACTGCAGTCCAGGTCGATGAAGCACACGGCATTGAACAGGCCATTGATCTTGCGGCACTTGGCCTGCAGCGCAGCGCAGACCTGTGCGTTTTTGGAGAAACGCGGGGCCAGCAGGATGCCGGGTGCCTTGCTCAGTTTGGGGTAGACCTGGCGGACCACCTCAAGGCCGGTCTCTGCGCCAGTGGCAGCGTTCACACCGCCAACAATATCATCGGCAGTCACTTTGGACGCATCCAGGATGGAGCCGGAAACGGTCAGGGTGGTTGCGCCGTCGCCTGCACCGTCGGTGATAAGTGCAAGGTTCACAGTACCGTCATCGTTGAAGCTGGCGATGTAGTCCACATCTGCCGTCAGCGTGGTGGTGTCTTTCTTCACCACCAGCTTTTCCAGCAGAATGCCCACTTTGTCGATCTCAGCAACGCCATCATTGACCTGCACAGAGGTTTCGTCCAGGGCGGTGATGTGCTTCTTATTTTTTGGATCAAGAACATTGATTACGACGATAGGTGCAGTGCCAACCACCTGGAAGTTGGCGGAGATTGCCTCGCAAAGGGTGTACTTTGCAAAATCGCTGGACCAGCCCACCGCTGCCACAGCCTCCTTGTAGGTGCTGACGTACAGCGGGGTGTTTACTGCCGCCGCCGGGTTTGCCAGCTGGTTGACAGGGGCAGTGCCAACGATAATCTGTAAGCCAGAGCTGACCTGTACCGGCGCGGAAACGCTGGTGGTCGCTTCGGTCAGATTAAAGCCATGAGAAACAGCCATAGTTCACATCCTCCTTACTCTGCTGCCGCAGTGTTCGTGACAGCATCTTTCAGCAGAGCATCCGCCCGCTGATAGAGGGTGTTCTCCCTGGTGCCGTCCTGCTCGACCTTCACCCGCATCTCTGCGAACTTCTCACGGGGAACCGTCAAGGCTTTCAGCACAGGGATTGCCTCCATCTTCTCCGCCAGCTTCGCGGGCACACCGCCCACAAAAACGGTGTACTGCGGAGCCAGACCTTTGATGGTCGGGCCACAGTACACCACAGCTTCCTCCTGCACCGCCGCGGCTTTCTTTGCCGCCGCAGTGGTTTTCTTTTCGTCACTCATATCAGAGCCTCCACTTCTTCATTTTTCAAACCATTCGGGGTTTTGCAAATGAGGTTCACGATTCCCCAATAGTAGTAATCCGCGTCATCGTCCGAAAGCTCCCATTTCCTGGGGTATGACACTTCAAAAGCACCGCCGAAAATCGGCTTCCGCTTGAAGTGCTGCATAATAGTTTCTTTCACGTTCACGGTGTCTACATACCCTTGTCGGTCAATTCCGCGGTCATAGCAGCAGATCACAAGCTGCAACAGGACAAGTTGCGGGTCATGCTCGTTGTCCTGTTCGCCGCTGCTCTCGATTACGATGATGCAGGGGTAAGGGGAATCGTTTGTATCCGCCTCATCATCGTCGGTCGTCTGGATCGGCAGGAACTGCTTGAAGATTTGCAGGGGTTTGGGGCTTTCCTGCCCGCCAAACGTCATTCCCCGGAAAAGTTCAGTCAATTCGTCGATCATGGCCTGCTGGCACATCTCGCTGGTATATCCAGCGATTTTCTCCGCCATATCAGATCACGCCCTTTCGCTTCGCATTGGCAATCAACTGCCGAACGCGCCGTTCGGTGTTGTCCTGCAACATCTGCTCCACTGTCTGTTCCTGCATCTCCCACACAGTATGGTGCATGGCAGAGCCAGAAGGGCTGGGCATCGTCACAAGTTTCTCATTGGGCTTCCAGCGTTTCTTGCCGCTGGCGGTATAGTCTTTGTCAGCCGGTACGCCAAGCTGCCGCTGAACCATACCGATATGCCCAGACTGGAATTTCACAAGGAAGCCCTTGCTCTTGCTGCTCGTGCCGCCAAGGTCAATCATCGGGCTGCCTTTCAGGACGTGTGCCTGGAAAAATGGCGGCGCATTGCGGACAGATGGACCCATATAGGGTTTTGTGGGGCTGGTTCGGAAATAGCCCAGGTCTGCCCGGAATGCGCCGGGGTCGTTTTTCATAATGGCAAGGATTGCCGCCGGGCGGCGGTTTGTGGCTTTCTGCCTTTGGCGCAGGTCTTCGATCATGCGCTTTCCGGCAGCATTGAGATCATACCGTTCCTTCACTTCCTGCAGCATCAGCTTTCGGGTCTGCCGCGCCGTGGTGTTGATCGCCACTTTCAGTGCCGCCGGGGTTTTGTCCGCCAGCACTCCGAGGGCACGGGCAACCTGTTCATCGTCGATAGACAGCGTAGTGCTGGAAGCATCGTAGCTGGTTTTGAAGTAGGCCACTTATCTCACCCTCTCACGCGCTCAAGCTCCATGCGGTATACGCCGGCTTTCAGAGAGCAGGATTTGATCTTGTAATCCCGCTTCTTATCCAGCGTTATGAGCTTATCGTTCTTCGGCATAGGACCGTAGTCCTCTTTCTTGACATACAAGAGCAGGTCAGCTTTGTACATTCCCTGGTCGAAGCTCTGCTTTGCGCCGCCCTCCCAGTGTGCTGCACGTTCGTTCACACCAGGGTGCTGGGTAATGCAGACCATCTCTTTCCCGTCGATGTAGCGTTTCTCGGCGAACTCGTCCAGGTTAAAGAAAACGGTCTGCACATCCTGCGCCACAAAGTCCTTGAACGTGGGCAGCTGCAATGGGGTGTCGGGTGTGCCGTACTTGTCATCCACGTCCAGCATGGTCTTAGCAGACCTCCGCAACGAGCCAGCTGTCCACCTTGTCAGGAATCGTCAGCGGGCGGGTCTGCAGTTCGAGGATCATACGGTCAGGACCGTGCTTCACATAGGTGCGCAGCAGGCGCGGGGTCTGTGCGGTGATGGTGCGCTTGGTGTCGTCGATGTACGAGGTCAGCGCATAAGCCCGCATAAAGCCCGGATTAGACGGCAGCAGGGCGACCTTGTTGTCGTCCACCAGCCGCTTGGTGACGGGGTTGGCCGGATCAGTCCAGTTGTCCAGATAGACTTCGCCGTAGCTGTAGATGTCCAGGTTGGGCTTGTTCAGGTGACCGATGTAACGCACACCGTTGGGCAGGTCCTTGGGGTCGATCTTACCCAGTTCGATGCGACGGTTGTCCAGCATCTTCTGCACCTCGGCATCTGCCAGGAAGTTCCGCAGGGCAGTCTTGCCCATGACGGCGTGATCCACATTGGCAAAGCCGTTCGTCAGCACCTGATCCACCCAGTCTTCCAGATCGTCCAGCGGCTTTGCGGCAGACTTGCCCCACTGCTTGGTTCCTTCCAGCTTTACCTTGTTGGTGAAGCCGAAGTCGATGACCTTACTCACACCGTTGCCGATAATGGGAATCTGGCCGTCCATGATGGTCTTGACCGCCATCCACTCCTCGCGGCGGGTAGCAGCATCATCCAGACGCTTATAGTCTTCGATCAGCTGCTGTGCGGCGCGTTCCTCCGGGGTCTTGCCGGAGTACATGTCCTCGCCGGGTGCGCGCTCCAGCGCGTCATTGGCGGTGGTGATCGTCAGCGGGTTGATGAGGGGCGGGGTAAAGCTCTCGGTCTTGTAGCCCTGATCGCGGAGCACCTGACCGCCCACCAGCGGATGCACGAAAGATGCCATCTGACGGTCACCCTTCACGATGTCGATGTCCACACCCTTGGTCGGGAAGGTCTTGATGTTGCTGAAATAGGTATCCAAGAAGAAGGTATGCACCGGGGGAGTGGTGCGCACGACCTCTGCCAGATACCGGGGATCGTAAATGCTTACTTCGTTAGCCATAGCTTTTTATCCTCCTATCACTTCAGGAAAATGCCCAGGTTGCGCAGGGCAACTTCGATGTCCGCTGCTTTCACGCCCTCGGGCAGCACCAGCGCATCAGCGAAGAACTCACCCGTCAGATAAACAGGAACTTCCTCACCCGCTTCGGCACTGTCTGCGGTAACGCCGTACAGCCCGGTAACGGACAGAGGATTGCTGCCGTCCACCTTTGCGATGGGCTTCACCTCGTCACTGTCCAGCAGAACCGGGGCGTGTGCTGCAACTGCTGCGCTTGCCTTTTTGGTGGCCTTGGCAATGCCAATGGTCGTGCCGGCAAGAAAATACTCCGGCGCAGTGCTGAACGTCTTCTTTTCCAGATCCATGCTCATAGCCTTGTCCTCCTTACTTCACGCCGTTCACCTTATGGATGGCATCCAGCAGGGCGTTGCCCTTTGCGTTTTCCGGCTCAACGTCTGCGGGCGGCGGGTTGCCGATGGCGTTTGCGCCAGAGTTCTGTGCTGCGGCCTGCGCCTGTGCCAGGTAGGTCTTGCTCTGCGTCTGCTGCTTGGCCTTCATGTTGGCGATGACGGTCTTGGCATAGGATGCAGAATCCACCGGCTTGGTGAACTTGGCTTCCTCCGCCTGATCCTCGGTGCCCGGGATCGTGATGGCCTCGATCTCTTGAATGCGGGTGCGCTCTGCAACGGCGGCGTCATTCTCGATCTGCGCCACCATATCAGGGTACGCCTTGCGGAGATCATCCTTGGTCTTGATTTCCATGTCTTTTACCTCCCCATGGTCGTTGTGTTCCGGCGGTTCCGCCGGGTGGTTATTTTCAGGCCGGACGGCGGGCGGTTTAGCCTTTGCCCGGTTTCTGACAAATTCGGGTGCCTCATTGAAAGGCAGGTGGGTGCCGATGGAGTTGACGAACAGGATACCGTTGCGGTTCTCCACCACAGTGTCTTCCTTGGCATCGTCCACCTCATCCACAAAGCCATTTTCCTTGGCTTCGTCTGCCGTCCACCAGTTTGTTTCATCCATCCACTTTGCGCACTCATCCGCATCATGGCCGGTCTTTTTGGCATACAGAGATACAATGCTCTCCCTGGTAGCATCCAACGCTTTCAGGTAGTTCCGCATCTCGTCCGCCGTCAGATACCCGCACAGCCCCATGCTGACCGGGTGAACCATGTAGGTGCTGTCTGCCGCCGCCACAACTTTGTCAGCGTGGCAGGCAACAATGGTGGCAGCACTGGCACACAGACCGTCGATGTGGACGGTCACGGTGGCGGCATTGCGTTCCAGCTGATTGCCGATGGCCTGCGCTGCGAACACGTCACCACCGCCGGAGTTGATGTACACGGTGATCTCGGTCACATCGCCCAGGGCGGCGAGATCGTCCGCAAACTGTTTCGGGGTAACTTCGTCGCCCCACCAGCTTGTTTCGGAAATATCGCCGTAAAGAAAAAGCTCCGCTTTCTGGCCGTCAGCCAGATTGCAGAACTTCCAGAACTTGCTATCCGTTGTCTTCGGGGTTGTCTTGGAATTGGGTTTGCCCATCACACCCTACCTCCTTTATTTTTTCCATCTCGCTCTTGCGCTGGCGCATATTTGCCCGCCAGCTGCCGCCGGTCATCTGTGCAGTTTCCTGCTCGGCAGTGCTGATGCCCTTGTCCATGCGCAGGATCGCCGCCTCGATTTCCTTCTTGGCGTCAAGGTTCGTCCGAGCAGGTCCGTTCCAGATGCAGCCCGTATAGGCTTTTGCAATGGCCGGGTCATCAAAAAAGCCCGGGGCATTGATACGCCCACGGGCTACCGCCTCGGCAAACCACTTCTCGTAAGTCGGTTGGCAGAAATCGTCTGCAAAGCTGTCCCGCAGCGTTCCGCAGGTGCGCCAGAACTCGTTCAATGCTCCGCGGCTGGCGGAGTAGTTGGACGAAAACTTTTTGTACAGCACCTCCGACGGGATTTCTACGCTCGTCGCCACCTGATTTGACATCGCCATCATAAAACCGTCGTAGGTGGTGGTCGGGTGCTTCGGGTCGATCAGGTTTGCCTTTTCGCCTGGGGCAAGGTCAAACACCGCCGCCGGGCTGAGGTTGATTGCCAGCTCATCGGCAGGAGTATCCGGGTTGTCCGCTTTGTCGGGCGGGTCTTCTCCGAATGGAGCCATATCGCTTTGCCCATCTCTCTGGATGAACAGAGTAGCGCAGGACGAAACGATTGCAGCGGAAAGCTCTGCGTCCGTGTATCTTCCCATCTGCTTCAACGTGGGCAGTGCGGGAGCCAGCAGCGGAACGCCGCGCCGCTGCCCGGCACGCTCTCTCTGTGTAACACACAGAATGTTCGGCTCCCCGGTCTCCGGGTCATGTGCTTCCACTCGGGTCCACTGCAGCGGCACCGGGTTTTCGTATTCCAACGGGTGCCGATTGGCCACCCAGTAGGCAACGATTTCTCCCGCCTCGTTGGTCTCCACTCCCTGCACGATCTGAAACACGCTCTTGCCGTTTACCTTGCCTGGAGCCAGACGATCCGTGCGGTCAGGGCTGCACACCTGGTCTGCTTCGATCAAGCGCAGCTGCAGTGCATACGGCCAGTGCGGACGCTCCCGAAACTGAACTGCGGCAAACACATCTCCGTTCATCAGGAAGCTGGTGAACGCCAAGGTCTGCAAACGCCAGAAGTTATCCATTCCGCTTGCATCACAAGCCGTACTGTCCGCCCAAAGGCTAAACTCTCTTGCAATCTGCGCTTGCAGCTGGTCGGCTTTTTCTTCGGTCAGATGGAGATAGTCGGCATCCACCTGCGGCGTGGGCACCAGCCCGCTGCCCACCACATTGGTGCGCAGCGTCTTGATGGCACCCGTGGCAAGCGGAATGCCCATATAAGCATCCCGGCTCCGTTTGCGCAGGATTTCGAGGTTGTCCTCAATGTCTTCCTTTGCGCTGCCGCCGCCGACGCGCCAGCTTCGCATAGAGCGGGATGCGCGGGATGCACCATAGTTTCCATATCCCGTGCCGTTGTTCAAGACGGACAGAGCAGTACGGGCCACGGCGCGGCGATACCCTTTTTCGGGGGAGATTGCCGCGATTGCTTTATCCAGAATATTTGCCATGGTTTCACCGCCTTACACGTCATGGGGCGAGAAGTGATACATACGGTTCCTGCCCCGGTTGCGCTCTTCCCGCTCTGCCTCGGCCACCTTGTTTTCCCAGAAGATGATAGTTTCCCGAATCTGCTTTAAGCTGGCCCGGTTAAGCTGCATCTGCTCGATCTGGTAGCTCTGGCCTGTGGAAACAGCTGCTTCCGCTTCCAGCCACATTTCCAAATGCCGCTGTGCGACCTCTTTTGAAATAATTGCCATCGGTTAGATTCCTCCCGATCTTCTTCTTCGGTACTGGTGCTGCTGCTTTGCAGGGCGGGCGGTTTCCTCGCCGGGCACTTCCAGACCTTGCGGGTTCGAGATTTCCAGTGCCGCCGTCGCATAGTTCCGAACGTCGAAAGCCTCATTGCGCTTTTGCGCCGGGTCTTTCAGTTCCCACCGTTCCACCTTGCGCCCACTTTTCCAGCGGGTCACTTTATGCTCTGCGGTCAGCATCTTGAAATAGTTCTCGTCATAGCCTGCATCCTCTGCCGCCGGAAAGTGGCAGTAGTTCGGCCCCTTGATAAGCACTTTGAGCCGGGCAAGAACATGGTTCTTGCCGGTGTCAACGCCCAGCGTGAACAGCTCACCTTTGACCCGGTTGTTCTTGGTCGGGTTGCGGATGTACGGAACATCCATACCGCCGCGGCCTTTGATTGCCCAGATGTGGCGGTCTTCCCGCTCTTTGCAGAATCGAATGACCTGATCCGGGAAATGTCCGCCGCTGTCCATGCAGACAGAGCGGAGGGACAGCTCTGTACCGTCCTTCTTTTTCCACGTCTGAGATAGGAACTCGTCCAGATCAGCCCATATCTGACCCCGTTTCAAATCACCGAAAATGCGCTGGTAGCGGATGCCCCAGCTTTCTTTGCCGATGCCCCAGCCCACCACTTCGATCTCGAAGCGGTTGTCCTGCGTATCGACACCGGCGGTCAGATAGATCACGCCGTCGGGCACCTCGGCCTCGTAGAACTCCCGACGGTCGATCAGAGCAGCGGATTCCACGGTTTCGCCCGGTTCCTCCCACGGCAGCCCAAGGTTTGTGTTCACGAAGACCTGCATCTTCTCGTAATCGCCGCGGGCAGCGTCCAGATCAGCGGCAATGAACTTTGTTACGATCTCGTCCCACCCGCAGAGCGTGGAACCCATCTTGTTCATGTGGAAGCCGCGCACAGAGCGTTCCGGGTGCTCCGGCACCCACTTGCCCTTTACGCTGCCTTTCTTCCAGCGGTATTCGTTGTCCAGACAGCCGCACTCGGCGCAGCGGTACTGCACACCGCCGTCCGGCCACTTGTCCTTGTCGAACACCATGTTGTCCCACACGAAGGGCTGATAAAAGCCGCAGTTCGGGCAAGGCACCGTCCATTCTTCCTGTGTGGAGTTGTTGAACTCGTCCAGAATGCGGCTGGCGGCTTTTGTGGTCGGGGTGGACACCATGACCGTTTTGTAGTCCCAAAAGGTCGTCTGGCGTTCCTCTGCCAGCATGACCGGGTCGCCCTCTTTGCCTGCGCTGGCCTTGTAAGCGTCCACCTCGTCTGCCAGCAGCACTTTGATGGGGCGGCTGCGCAGGTCTGTGGGGGCATTGGCTCCCACGATGACCAGCATTCCGCCGGGGAAATTCTTTTTCGAGATGGTGTTGCCGGAGTATCTGCTCTTGGTGTTTACCAGACCCCGGAGTGTCGGCGTATCTCGCAGCATCGGGGTCAGGCGGTCTTTCGAGAAGGACTCGCCCAGATTCACCGTGGGCTGCATCACCATGATGGATGCCGGGTGGTAGCTCATATAAAAACCGATGGTGTTCAGGACCAGGCCCTCGGTTTTCCCGGCCTGCGCACACATCATGGCAACTACCTTGCGGATGTGAACATCTCCGATAGCATCCATGATTTCCCTCTGGAACGGCGCAGCGTCCGTGTTCCACTGCCCTTGCGAGGCGGAAGCCTCAGCTGACAGCTTTCGGTATTTATCCGCCCACTGGCTCAGTGACAGGTTCGGGGGCGGTTTCAGCCCGTTCAGTGCCCGGCTGAACATCTCCAATGTCTGCGGTTCCAGATGGATCATTGCCATGGTTCCCGCCTCCATTTTTGACGCACTGCCGGAACGGGCAGAATGCCGTGATCTCGTTCAGCCGGGTGCCCCATACGCAGCCCCGGCATTTATTCTTCCTGCTCATCTTCCGGCTCCTTCTCTGGCTCGGCCAGTGCAACATCTGGGTTGCTTAACTCAATGAGGGCTTCCTCCACCGCTTTTTGTAGGATGTCGTGAGCCTCCACCGGGTCTGTGAGCTGCGCCATGGTCTTGGCGTACTTGGTCGGGATGGTTTCCAGACGGTTCTTGAAATTGGCAAAGATAGCTTTCAGGCCCCGTTCCACATCTTCGGTGCGGTGCAGGTCTCCTTGGGCTTCTTCCATCTTCATTTTCTCGATCTTGCCCCGGGTCTCTTCCCGGTCCGCCCGGGCAGCCGTGAGACGGGATGAATCGTCCTTGTCGCCGATCTTATAGGCGAGATACTGTTTGACAACGGTCTTCATGTTGAAGATGCCGGGCCGTTCCTCAGACAGCACACCTTCATCCCGCAGCTCCCGCACCCGGCGTTCCGTTACGCCCAGCACTTCCGCCACGGCCTTACTGGTGTATAGAGCCATCCTCGTCACCGCCCTCCGGCACTTCGCCCGTTGCCCTGATCCGCAGCAGCTCCAACCGCTGGCGTTCCAGCTCCATGCGGCGGTCAGCCTCCTCCGCCGCCCGCAGCGCACCGGCAACAGCAGCAATGCGCCCCTGGGTCTTGTACAAGGCATCCTGCAATTTCAGAATGCGGGCAAAGGGAGTATCACGGCTGTACATTCCCATGGTCTGCACCTTGCCGTCTTCCTTTTTCCCCGTCTTGCCGACCTTGCCCGGAACACGCATATCCAGCACGCTGGATGTTATCAGCGTGTCCGGGTCCATGTCTTCGTACTCTTTGATCTTTTCCAGAATCTTCAACTCCCGCAGTTTGAGAAGACCCATCTCGTGCTGCAGGGCTTCCACGCCGTTCCGGGGTGCATCGTCAAAGGCCCCCTGTTCCGCCGGGGTGAGCTTATCGAAGAAGATTCTGGAATAGGCACCGTCTTTCTCAGCGTTCAGGTTGCCCGCCGGTGCCCCGCCGCCGGAGTTGCCCGCGGCGTTCTTGTTTCCCGGCTGTCCGCCGGGTTTCCTGCCGGTGGGAGTATCCCACCCGTCTTTCGATTTCCACCGCCGGACGGTATCGTACTTGAGGTGCAGATCATCCGCCAGCTGCCGGAGATTGACTTCGCCGCCCTTTTCCTTCCGGGCCATGTACTCAGCGCGGGCGGCCTCTCGCTCATCGCTTCGCCTTGCCATTTATGACCCCTCCGTTTTCGAGCAATAAAAAATGCCCTACCAGACAAAAAGTCTGACAGAGCATCTATGTGGTGCCGCCGGTCCTGCGGCACACCCGGATATGAGAAAAGCCCCTCGGTGCTTCCACCGTGGGGCTTCTTCCATAAATCCACTGTACCAATTATACCACTAAAAACGTCTCATAGTGTCTCATCTTTTGCCCCAAAAGGCTGTTTCGGGGCTTGCAAATGTAAACATTCCGTGAACTTCACCCCCGGCAAGATGGTCCCACCCGATTTTGTTGCCCTCAACCAAATCGCTGCCGGATGTTTTGGCGGCACCGACAAATCATCAGCCGCTTACAAATTGTAAGCAGTCACCATTTTGTTGGTTCCACCAATATGGTATGTACCATCCCGGTGCCGCCACCGTCATGGTGCCCAAATCCCTGAAATTTTTGACCCGCCCCCTTATTTTTCGGGCCGGAGGGGGGAAGCCCTTCAAAAAAATTGACACCTAGAAAACTTTTGGGGCTTCGGAACCCGCATTCGCCCCGCCCCCGGGGGGCAGTACCTTGCTCATCGGGGCGGCCGCGGTGCCGGAGAGGGCCGAGGCCGGGCCGGAGAAGGAAGGGGGTAGGGGGATAGATAAGGCGAGTTCTATCCCTCTAGGTCTAAGCCCTAAGCCTAAAGCCATATCCCGTTAGGTGGAGAATCTGACCCCTCCGGCGTTGGGCTGGCGGCGGGGTGCTGGCGGGCTGGCGGCGGGCGTTGTCGGGAG